CAACAATCCATACCGAGTAAAATCGATGCCGTCTAAGCAAGTAAAATTGGTTACTTTCATGGTGGGTGCTGCAGGCGCCCTCACGTACGCTTATACGAAGAGATCTGTATTGCGCGATTGCGCATCGGAACTGTGCGAATGGCTCTCTGACGAACCGACGATTGTGTCGGACGTCTCACGAGATGCCTTCGCGCAAACACCTGTGGACCCGGTTGATGGTACTCCGGGCCACACGCACGCTAGTGCTGCCAGCTTGAGGACGGCAGCCACGAGATTTGCACTCAATGTCGCAGCTTACTGCGGCACTGAGCTGTTTGTTGTTGGAATGTCTAAGACAGACCAACGTCGTGGCTTGCGCGGTTCTCGCCGGTGGCACTGGACGAAGGATGTTAATGCGGACAATCGCAACGACAGGCCTAACGACCGGGACATCCGCTTCGTGTGTGATGTTGACTATTATGTCGACATGCCACACTTGCTGGTCACCGAAGTTAAGCCCGTTCTCCTTTACACCGTCGTACCTGAGGAAGCCACGTCGAGTGGTGAAGACGATTCATCGTTTCGATTCGAAGCGGATGGATCTCTATCGACGTTGGTCTCCGGTGGAGGCACGTACTCGCATACGTTGTGGGACTATGCCGCGGACTCTTTCCTAGTTGTGGAAAGATTCTGTGGCGTACCCGTGACTGCGATTGCGTACGCCGTGGAGCGCAAGCAGGTTGGCAAACACCGTCAGGTGATTTTGCTGGCCCCCATTCGCGCGTTCCATGGCCTGGCTGCCATTTTGGCAGCCTACCTACTGGAAACGAAGGAAATGACGAGGTTCGACCCCATCAAGGTCGGACTCGATGGAGAAAAGTTTGTGAGGTTTAATGTCATGTCACCGACCGGTGAATTGATGGTGACCACAGCGCGGCCAGGCACTGCGCTGTGTGCCACTGTCAACCAATCGGACGATGATGCGATAGCGACCGTCGCCCGCTTGGGTTCGACTTCTTTAGTGTTGCCGACCACAGCCAGTTGGGTGAAGGATAGAGCCGCTGCGGCCGTCCTCACCGACTATCACCGAAGCTGTGGACAAAGAGCAACGCTGACAGTCTACCCTGTTGAGAAAGGAGTGAGAGCATACCAGTACAAACCAGCTGTGTTTGACTGTGAAGCCCGCCCCAAACTCCAAGCATTCATGAGTCCCCTCGTTCACGGAGCGTTTTGCCCGGTCGCGAACAAGGCCGGAGAAGAGCAGTGCGTCAAAGGACGCATCGAGAATCTCCGCAAGCCTGAACCGAAACCGAGCAACTTCCGCGATCGTTGCATTGATGAGTTTGCGAACCTCATCATGCAAAATGTGCACCTTGAACCGGTCTGTTTCGAAGTAGTAAATGCGAAACAGACTAGCAGTGCCCAGCAACTCTCAATTGCGAAGGCGGTACTCACCGGACAATTCCGTAAGCTTGTCTTAAAATGCTTCATCAAGGCGGAGGCGTATTCTGATGTCAAAGACCCCAGAAACATCTCCACCTACAATGATGCTGACAAGCTTGATATGGCGATGTTCGCGTTAGCACTGTCTGAACACATGAAGAAGTTCAAGTGGTATGGCCCCGGCAAGACGCCGTTAGAGATCGCCAATCGCGTGACAGAAATTTGTACGGAATCCGAATTCGTCAACATTTCTGATTATCACCGGATGGACGGAACGATCACTTACACGTTGCGCCAGGTTGATCGTGTGGTCTGCATGAAGGCCTTTGCAAACCACACTGCTAAGTTGAATGAATTACTCAAGACGAACGTGGATAATAAAGGATATCTACCACATGGAACCACGTTCGATCAAGGACCTTCGCACGGATCAGGCTGCTCCGCTACCAGCCTCTTCCAAACCCTGCGAGCAGCGTTTAACGCCTATCTTGCGTTCAGGCACACCCCCCGCAATGGAGGTGCGACCTACAGCCCCGCGGAAGCATTCGCAGCCCTGGGCGTCCATCTCGGTGACGATGGTCTCGATGGCAACCTACCCATCGACTCACACAAGTGGGCATCCAGAGCCACCGGACTTAAGCTTGAAGCGCAGGTGGTACGCCGAGGGGAACGAGGAGTCAATTTCCTGGCACGCTACTATTCACCCACAGTCTGGACTGGACTGCCTGATAGTATGTGTGATGTCAAGAGACAACTCTCAAAGTTCCATACTACGGTACGCCTCCCTGCTAACGTCACGCCTGAACAAAAGTTTGTCGAGAAGGCCACTTCATACGTGGCAACCGATGGGAATACACCCGTCATCGGCCAACTTTGCAAGAAACTGCTACTGCTGTCACCCCATCGCCCCAAACACCTTTCTGGAATCGGTTCTTGGTGGTCTAAGTTCGACGCTTCCGTCCAGTTCCCCAACAGAAATGTTGATGGATGGATGGATGTGGAGTTTAATGATCAGTTCCCGGAGTTCGACAGGGCTCAGTTCAACAAATGGTTGGCTGAGTCCTCAACGTCCCCGGAGCTGCTTTCACCTCCAATATGCGCTGAAACAAAGCCCGCTACACCTTGCCAGTCTGACGTCGTGGTTGATGAGGAGGTCGTGCCTTCACGACCGAGTGATGGACCAGAGGAAGACACGACCGCCCCGGTTGATGTCACCCCAGCGGCAGCCCCAGCCCCAACCACGCCCCAGGGTAATCGCCGACGTAAGCGACAATTACGATCCCAGGCCGGAAAACCATCCGTTAAATCCCCGGCCCGGACGAGCAACGCTACACAGAATTAATGTGGAAGTTGAGGAGAAGAAAACCTAAAATGCAGGTCTGCCTTCCC